AGGCGCAAAAGGAAATACAGGCCTCGCAGGTAATAAAGGTGCTAAAGGAAATACTGGTAATCAAGGTTCAAAAGGAAATACAGGCCTCGCAGGTGCAAAAGGTTCAAAAGGAAATACTGGTAATCAAGGTTCAAAAGGTAATACGGGTCTTGCAGGAAATAAAGGTTCAACAGGTAATACAGGTCGACAAGGTTCAAAAGGAAATACAGGCCTCGCAGGAAATAAAGGTGCTAAAGGAAATACTGGTAATCAAGGTTCAAAGGGAAATACAGGCCTCGCAGGTGAAACTGGTGCTAAAGGAAATACAGGTCTACAAGGTGCTAAGGGTAACCAAGGTGCTCAAGGTAATAAAGGTTCTACTGGCTCAGGTGGTAGAACAGGCGTTAAGGGTAATACGGGTTCTGCAGGAAACAAAGGGTCAACAGGAAACACAGGTCGACAAGGTCTAAAAGGTGCAAAAGGTAATTCGGGCAATAAAGGTGCAAAAGGTAATACTGGCTCGGCAGGTGACCAAGGTGCTAAGGGTAACAAAGGTAATACAGGTAATAAAGGTTCTACTGGCTCAACTGGTAGAACAGGCGTTAAGGGTAATACGGGTGTTGCAGGTGCTAAAGGTAATACAGGAAACCAAGGTGCAAAGGGAAATAAAGGTAATACCGGCCTCGCAGGTAATAAAGGTGCTAAAGGAAATACTGGTAATCAAGGTGTTAAGGGTAACCAAGGTGCTGCAGGTAATAAAGGTGTTACTGGCTCAGGTGGTAGAACAGGTGTAAAAGGGAATACAGGCCTCGCAGGTAATAAAGGTAATACGGGTGCAACGGGCTTACAAGGTCTAAAAGGTAAAACAGGTAATTCAGGCGATAAAGGTTCTAAAGGTAATACAGGAAACCAAGGTGTAAAAGGAAATACAGGCCTCGCAGGTAATAAAGGTGCAGCAGGTTCGGCAGGTGCAACAGGTGCAAAAGGTAATACAGGCCTCGCAGGTGCTAAAGGTAATCAAGGTAATCAAGGTGCTAAAGGAAATAAAGGAAATACAGGCCTCGCAGGTAATAAAGGTGCTAAGGGAAATACTGGTGATACAGGACTAACAGGTGCAAAAGGAAATACGGGTAATAAAGGTGGTACGGGCTCAACTGGTAGAACAGGCGTTAAGGGTAATACGGGCGTAGCAGGTAACAAAGGTAATACAGGCGCAGTAGGTCGACAAGGTGCAGTTGGAGCTCAAGGTGATGCAGGTAATAAGGGTAGTAAAGGAAATACTGGTAACCAAGGTGTTAAAGGAAATACAGGCCTCGCAGGTAATAAGGGTTCTACTGGCTCAGGTGGTAGAACGGGTATTAAAGGGAATACAGGCCTCGCAGGTAATAAAGGTAATACGGGTGCAACGGGCTTACAAGGTCTAAAAGGTGCAAAAGGTAATTCGGGCGATAAAGGTTCTAAAGGAAATACTGGCGCAGTAGGTTTACAAGGTGCAATTGGAGCTCAAGGTGATGCAGGTAATAAAGGTGCTACTGGCTCAACTGGTAGAACAGGTGTAAAAGGTAATACTGGCGATGCAGGTAACAAAGGTAATACAGGCGCAGTAGGTTTACAAGGTCTAAAAGGTAATACAGGCCTCGCAGGTGATAAAGGTGCTAAAGGAGATACTGGTAACCAAGGTGATAAAGGTACTAAGGGTAATGCAGGTAATAAAGGTGCTACTGGCTCAGGTGGTAGAACAGGTGTAAAAGGTAATACGGGTGTTGCCGGAAACAAAGGTAATACAGGCGCAGTAGGTTTACAAGGTCTAAAAGGTAAAACAGGTAACTCAGGCGATAAGGGTTCTAAAGGAAATACTGGTAATCAAGGTCTACTTGGTGCTCAAGGTGCTGCAGGTAATAAAGGTGTTACTGGCTCAGGTGGTAGAACAGGTGTAAAAGGTGCAACAGGTCCTCAAGGTGATGCAGGTAATAAAGGAAATGCTGGTAACCAAGGTGTTAAAGGAAATAAAGGTAATACCGGCCTCGCAGGTAATAAAGGTGCAAAAGGTAACCAAGGTAATCAAGGTGCAGTTGGAGCTCAAGGTGATGCAGGTAATAAAGGTGCAACTGGTTCAGGTGGTCGTACTGGTGTAAAAGGTAATACAGGCGTAGCAGGTGATAAAGGTAATACGGGTGCAACGGGCTTACAAGGTGCAGTTGGAGCTCAAGGTGATGCAGGCGATAAGGGTTCTAAAGGTAATACAGGAAACCAAGGTGCAGTTGGAGCTCAAGGTGATGCAGGTAATAAAGGTGCAACTGGCTCTGGCGGTAGAACGGGTATTAAAGGGAATACAGGCCTCGCAGGTGATAAAGGTAATACAGGCGCAGTAGGTTTACAAGGTCTAAAAGGTAAAACAGGTAATTCAGGCGATAAAGGTTCTAAAGGTACAACAGGTGGTGGTGGTGTTCAAGGTGCTCAAGGTAATGCAGGTAATAAAGGTGCAACTGGCTCAGGTGGTCGTACTGGCGTTAAAGGTAATACGGGTGTTCAAGGTGTAAAAGGTGTAATTGGTGCTCAAGGGGCTTCGATGAGTGGTTTAGGATATTTTGAAGTTCAAGGTGGTATACTAACATTTAAACCAAATGGATGGTCTTCAGGTGATGATGTCTATATCATAAGGTCTGTACATAGTGGTAGCTTTTACTAAATTATTTTTCATATTTATATACAAACATTAAAAAAGTTATGAGAGCAAATTTTGGATTCGATAGAAACCCTCATAGATGGGATGTAAATTTCACAGATTATTATTGGTTCGCAGATGGGTTTGATTCAACTGAATTAAGTCAAATAGAACAAATGACCAAACTCCTTCCATTTGAAGATGCAGCAACAGGTGAAGGTGAATCATCAAAAAAATCAGATTATAGAAAATCAAGAGTAAAATGGTGTCCTCAAAATCAAGAATGGGGATGGGTTTATGAAAAACTTCACAATATGATTGTAGAATCAAATCAAAAAATGTGGAAGTTTGATTTATCTACTATGAATGAATCAATTCAATATACTGAATATTACGGAAGTCAAGAAGGTGGGTATGATTGGCATATGGATTGTGGTATAGAGATACAAAATCAAAGAAAAATATCAGTAACAGTACAACTTTCAGATTCAAATGAATACGAAGGTGGTGACTTACAATTTAATATTGGAAAAGAATTGACTGCACCTTCTAAAAAAGGAGCAGCGATTATATTTCCTTCATTTTATTTACATAGAGTAACTCCCGTAACAAGTGGTATACGAAAATCATTTGTTTTATGGGTTGGTGGTGAACCTTACAGATAAGATATGCAAAAGACTACTTTACCAACGGCATTAGTATATGGTTGGAAACGATTTGGTAAATACGAATTAACATCCGACATCTATCACGAAGAAGATTTATTCGAAAATGTTGTAATTTATTCATACAGAGATGCTAAAAATTGGAAATCACATTTATCCAAACATAAAGCTGATATTATTTATGTAATAGGTGAAATTCCATCGGAATTACAAAATGTAACCGATGATATTGTAAAATCTAAGATAGTTAATGCAGAAGAAATTTATCCTGATAATGTAATAGCGAATGATGTAGTTTGTCAGTCAACTTTTTGGTCATGTGAATCAAATAGAGTTTATAGTAATGAAGATTCACCACTATTATCAGTATTCACTCCAACATATAAAACTGAAAATAGAATATTTAGAACATACAAATCTCTATTAGAACAAACATATCACAATTGGGAGTGGGTTGTGGTAGATGATTCACCAGAAGACCATCATTTAACTTGGCAAATGATAAATCATATAGCTAAATTAGATTATAGGGTAAAACCATATAGAATATCACCAATATCAGGTGGAAATGTTGGTGAGGCTAAACATAGAGCGGCAATGTTATGTAATGGTGAGTGGTTATTTGAATTAGACCACGATGATTGGTTAATATCAACTTGTTTAGAAGATGTTCTTGATGCAAGTAAGAAACATACAGATGCTGGATTTATTTATACAGATGTAACTGAAGTTGAAAAGGATAATTCACCGAGAATATATGGTTACATAGGTGATGATTGGTATGGTCATTCTGAGAATGGATTTGTATGGGGTTACGCAGGTCATACTTGGCAAGAGATTGATGATAAAGAGTGGTTAGTACATCATTATCCTGAAATAAATCCAAAAACAATTAGATTTAATATTGGGATGCCAAACCATTGTAGAGTTTGGAATCGAGATGTGTATCATAAAATCAGAGGACACAATAGAAATATTTCAGTCGCAGATGATTTAGAATTAATTATTAAAACATTTTTAGAAACTAAATTTATTCATCTTAAAAAAATGTTATATGTACAATATAATAATGGAGACTCTACTGTTGACAACAATAGAGTTGATATTAACCGAAGAGCAAGGTTAATTAGAGATTATTATGATACTCAAATAAAGGATAGATTTGAGGAATTAGGAAAAGAAGATTGGATGTGGGATTATGAAAAAAACCATTCAATAAAAGATATCAGTTATAGAGATTATGACAGATATGGTAAAAACGAAGAATTTGTTAATTATATAGTAGAATAGATATGAGAGTTTTATTTACAGTAGGATATCAAAACGAACCAATTAATGACACCATACTAAAACAAAAAGGTATGGGTGGTTCTGAATATTGCGTCATTAACTTAGCTAAAGAGTTTGAAAAGAAAGGTCACGAGGTAATAATTACAGGTGAAGTTTCAAATAGTCAAACAAATAATCTAAAATTTATTGATTATGACAATATTGATAACAATCAACACTTTGATGTTGTTATTGCATCAAATTACATTCATTACTTTAAAGTTTTAGAAGATAAAAATATAACATTCGATAGTTCTTACTTTTGGATACATAATTTAGAGTTCTATTCATGGTATAATGGTGAGACTCTTCCAAATGATGGAGTAGATTATCTAAACCATCCTAAATTAACAAATATAATCGCAGTATCAGAGTGGCAAAAGGGTCAATTAGTGAAAAAATATAATTTAAACTCTGAAAAGGTTAAAGTTATAGGAAATGCTATAAACCCATCCGACTTTGATTCCATCCAACAAGAAAAATTTAAAGACAAAGTAATTTACACATCTGGACCTGATAGAGGATTGTGGAATCTGTTAAATATTTGGGATGATTTAAAAAACATTAATCCTAATTTAACTTTGTGGGTTGCATCACCACCTTATACTAATGATTGGGACACTTTAGAACGAATAAAAAAAGATTACCCAACTTATGAAAGAGACTTTGATGTACATTATTTAGGTTCACTAAATCCATCTGAGTTATACAAACAAATTAAATCTTCTGAGTGGTGGATTTACCCATCTCAGTATCCTGAAACATATTGTATAACTGCTCTTGAAATGATGATGGGTAGAGTTAAACTTCTATCATCTGATACAGGTAATTTAAAACACTTACTCGATAATAAAAGTACATTAATAAGTTCACATACTCATGAGTCAGGTGAAACTCCATTTGATGATAGTTCCCCTGATAACTACAAATGGGAAAATAAAAATACAGGCCTTATGCGATATACATTTATCGCAGCATTTGCTTTTTCAAGTCAACAAGTAAAAGAACACAAGAAGTTGTTAGATAGTGCTGAACAATTTGCAAGAAAACAAAATTGGAGTGACAGATATGTAGAGTGGTATAATTTGGTGAATGATAAGTTACCAGATGAGGCAAGAGGATTTACTCCGCCAGAAGATTTTGGATTTGAAAAACTTCATCCAGAACTATACACATATTGGGACAACAAAGATGAGTGGACAAAAAAATTCATATCATATTCAGCTCGTACAAAGGAATGGGATTTGATAGTAGACGAACCATTTGATAGTTGTTTTCAATTTCCTTTATTTACTGAAGAATTTTGTAAAATGATTAGAGAAGAAGCCGAACATTCTAATAGATGGACTTTTGACCGACATGAAAATTACCCAACAACTGATATGTTGATAACAGAAATTGGAATGGACGAGATATATAATGATGTATTGAAAGACTATGTTATGCAAGTTGCAGTATATTTATGGGCGTTAGAAGGTAAAGGATGGGATAGTATGAGTTCCGAAAACTTTTTAGCAAAATATATACCAACTGCACAAGGACACTTGGGAATACATCACGATAGGGCAGATATTACTTGTTTAGTACAACTATCAGATTTAGATGAATACGAAGGTGGTGGTACTTGGTTCAGAAGACAAAAGAAGTTAGTAAAAAATCCAATTGGTTACGCAACATTACATCCTGGCAATATAACTCATAAGCATGGAGCGCGTGCAACCACTAAAGGTACTCGTTATATTGTAGTTTCGTTCATGGAAAATAGGGAAAGCTAATTATTTCCATATTTATATACATAGAGGAGAATTAAATGGCAGTAAACATTCCAATATGGCCTGGTTCAGGTTCATTTTCAAGTGGTTCATCAACTCCTTTCGGATTCTTTGATTCTGATACTCAATTTCAGAATGACGCTCCGAAAGTAGCAGAATGGTGTGCGAAGAGATTGGGATACCCAATCGTAGATGTCGAGTTGCAAGATATAAACTTTTTTACTTGTCTTGAAGAAGCAGCTAACGAATACTCTTCACAAGTAAATCAATACAGAGCAAAAGAAAATATGTTGTCAATACAAGGTACTGCTTTAGGTACTGATTTGTCTGATACTGAGATTGCACCAAATCTAAATGGTATGGTTAGTATAGCAAAAGATTATGGTACTGAAGCATTAAGTGGTGGACGAGTAACAGTATATACAGGTTCTTTTGAAATGGTGGCAGGTAAACAAATTTATGATTTATCTGATGCAAATGTGGTGAACTTAGAAAATGGTTCAGTAAATGATGGTATCGTACTTAGACGAGTATTCCATACACAACCACCAGCAATCATAAGATACTTTGACCCATTCATCGGAACAGGATTAGGTTCTCAGCAAATGTTAGAAACTTTTGGATGGGGTAATTACTCGCCAGGTGTTTCATTCATGATGCAACCAATGTTTGATGACTTATTAAGATTACAAGCAATTGAATTTAATGATTATATTAGAAAATCATCATATGGATTCCATATAGATGGACAACGAATTAGATTATATCCATTCCCTCAAGGAAAAGATACAGGTGCAAAAGTATATTTCGATTATACATTAGAAAGTGAAAGTAAATCACCAATTGCAAATTCAAATGTTGTAAGTGATTTATCAAACGCACCATTTGGAAGATTAACATATACTAATATCAATAGTGCAGGTAAACAATGGATTGCACGATACGCATTGGCATTAGCAAAAGAAATGTTAGGTGCTATCAGAGCTAAATTTAGTTCTATTCCTATACCAGGTGCAGATGTAACACTTGATGGGTCTGATTTAAGAAATGAAGCTTCGGCTGAAAAAGAAACTTTGTTAACTGACTTGAAAGAAATGTTAGAATCAACTTCTCGTAGAGCATTAATGGAAGCAAAAAAAGAAGAGTCTGAATACTTAGAGGAAACTTTAAACAGAGTACCAAGACCAATTTTTATAGGGTAATTTATGGCATTGTTCGGTGGACAAAGAGATATGAGTTTGTTTAATAAATTGAACAAAGAACTCATTAATGATATAATTGATACAGAAGTGTATTACTATATGGTTGCGATTACTGAAACCAAATCTAATTTATATGGTGAGGGTGACAATAAAGTATTTCACAATCCAATAAAAATACCATGTTTAGTAGAAAGAAATCAAGCAGCACAAATATCTGATGAGTTTGGACAATCATATTCTCGTGAAGTTCAGTTTAAGTTTTTAAGAGATACATTAAAAGAAAAAGATTTAGTACCTGCAGTTGGTGATATTGTACAATGGAATAATGAATATCATCTAATAGACGCATCATACTCATATCAATACTTTGCAGGAAAGAATCCTCAGTATTGGGATGGTGGTGATGCTCAAGGTTTAAATGTATCTATTATATGTGATAGTCATGTTACAAGACAAACAAGTATTAAATTAGTAGAAACAAGATTCGGTAATTCAAACCAAAATGATAACGAAGTACCAATGGGACTATAAACGATGGCAACTAAATACAGAAATACAGACAACTCGAAACCTCAGATTATACAAACACAATCTTCTACATCACCTGACCCTATATTAAATAAAGCAAAGCAGTATAGAAGGGATAAGGATAATGTAAAAAATGTAAGTGTTGGTATTTACGATATCGATTCTGCATTTAAAAACTTTTTAGAAAAGGATGTAAGACCAACTGTTGAGGATGATGGAAGATTTTATCCTGTTCCTGTAATGTATGCATCACCTGAAAAGTGGGCAAGTGCACAACGAGATGGGTTTATGAGAGACGAAAACGGAATGATGTTAACTCCCGTTATTGTTTTTAAAAGAGATAATCTATCAGTAAACACCGATTTAGCAAAATTAAAAGTTGCACAAAACGAAGATACACATCAGTTCTTTGAAAGAAAGTACAATAAACTTAATAAGTACGACCAATTTGCAATACTGACAGGAGAAAATCCAAAGAAAGAATTTATGTCAGTTGAAAGACCTGATTATGTTGATTTACAATATGAAGTGATAGTTTGGTGTGACTATATGGAACAAGTTAACAAAGTTGTAGAGCAAATTGTATTTTTCCAAGGTCGTTCTTTTGGTGAAAGATATAAGTTTGTAATAAAAGGTGATTCTTACTCATTTGAAACAATGTCCGAGATGGGTCAAGATAGAATTACTAAAGCAACAATATCTTTAGTAACTAAGGCTTATATCGTTCCAGAATATGTCGGACTAAACAACAATACTAAACGAACAGTATCGATTGGAAAAGTTTCATTTTCAGAAGACCCAAGTCTTTCTGGCATTAAAATCTCTAAAAAGAGTGGTAATGAATAATTTTTCCATATTTATAAGTGTAGTAAATAAAATTAATATGTTATGGCAGAAAAAGAAATAAAAAGTTTTTCGGAAGAAGAAGTTAAAAAAATTACGGAAATTCAAAGTAAAACTCTATCAATTACATCAAGGTTAGGTGAGATTGAAATTGGTATTCAAAACATGGAAGCCCAATTCAATGAAATGAAACTTGAAAAGAACACTTTGATGGAATCTTACAGAGAATTATCCAACGAGGAAAGAGAATTAAGTGTGGAGTTGAGAGCTAAATATGGTGAGGGAACTTACGATGTGGCTACAAATACTTTCACACCTAACAAATAAGTATTCGTTTTGGAAATTTTTGGAGTATTTATATAAAGGTAAACCCAAAGATTTAATTTAGGAGAAAATAATGGCAGAAAGAATTGTTAGTCCAGGTGTATTCACAAGAGAAAAAGACCTCTCATTCTTACCACAAGGTATAGGAGAGATAGGTGCGGCACTTATAGGACAAAGTATAAAGGGGCCTGCATTCGTACCAACACAGGTAGAGTCCTTTCAAGAATTTCAACAAGTATTTGGTGGTTTGACAGAAGATTCATACCTACCTTATACTGCACAATCATATTTAGAAGACGCAGGAACTGCGACTATCGTAAGAGTATTAGGACAGAGTGGTTATACTGTTGAACCTTTAGTATTAAAGATTAGTGGTTCAGTAGCAGCAGTAATTCACCCTACTACAAAAGTACCTTTCGGTGGTGTTGCAAACTCAACAGGTTCATTTGATAGGTCACTTGTAACAAACTTGAGTGGTTCAGCAGCTTCACCAACACCAGATGTTTCGGCATCTAACTTCGCACTTTATATGAGTGCATCGGGTGCAGTAACAGGTTTATCAGAGTCAGCAGTACTTGCAATAGCAACCGCATCATTAGACCCAAGCGCAGTAAACTACATTGGAAAAACACTTGGTTCATCTCCTAAAAATGGTTCGGAATTTGGTTACCTATATATGAACTTCAATTCATTCCAATCGTCATCTTTCGCAGCTGACCCTAATTGTAATGTAGAAGTTGATACATTTAGAAAAACTGACTATACAAAAGCATACCAAGAAGCTTCAACACCTTTCATCATATCACAAGATGTATCAGGTACAAGTAAAAACTTATTTAGATTCCACACATTGTCACATGGTACTTCGACAAACTACGAATTTAAAATTGGTATTAGAGATATTAAACCAGCAAATGAAGTTCCTGGTTCTGAGTACGGAACATTTAGTGTTATCCTACGAAGAGTAGATACTTCTAAAATTGCTAATTCTATATTTGGTCAAACTGTTCAAGATAGTGATGTTAGACCAAGTATTATAGAAGAATTTAGTGGACTTAACTTAGACCCTAATTCACCTAACTACATTAAAAGAGTTATTGGTGACAAGTATATTACTGTTGATAACAATGGTAAAGTTACTTCAAATGGGGATTATCCAAACGCATCTGTAAACATTAGAGTAGAAGTAAATAGTGATATGGATGGTGGAGCACTTGATGCAAGTCTTGTTCCTTTCGGATTCGCAGCAGTTAAGTCACCTATACATAGTGGACATAATTTACCAAGTCCTACATATGTAACAGACCAGTCAATTGCAAATGAATTTAACAAAAGAGCATTCTTAGGTTATTCATTCGACTTTACAAATACAGATAACTTAAACTACTTAAACCCAATTCCAGACTCAAGTTCTGAAACTGTTGGAACTAAGTTCTTATTAAGTCAATGTACTTCTAATGGAGCAGCAATTGCACTAAACGATGGTCTTATAGACAATAAAAAATTCTTAGTACCATTCCAAGGTGGGTTCGATGGATTCGCACCAAACAGAACAGTACTAACAGGAACAAACATTGTTGCAGGTAATATGCAAGGATTGGATTTATCATCAGCAACCGCAGGTGGTACAATCGCAATGAGAAAAGCTATTAGCGCAATGTCAAATCCTGATGAATATGATATGAACCTATTAGTATTACCAGGTGTAATCAATAGACTACACTCTTCAGTAACTACTTTTGCAAAAGATATGTGTGAAGACAGACAAGATGCATTCTTCGTAATGGACGCAGGTTCTTACACAGATTCAATCTCAACAGTAGTTAACTCACTAAGTTCATTCGATTCAAACTATGTCGGAACTTATCACCCATGGTGTAAGATTCTTGATACAGACAAAAATAAACCAGTCTGGGTACCACCAAGTGTTGTATTACCAGGTGTTATCGCATTTAATGACGCAGTTGCTGAACCATGGTTCGCACCCGCAGGTTTAAATAGAGGTGGTTTATCAAATGTAATCGAAGTTAAGTCAAGATTGACTCATGACGAGAGAGATACATTATACGAAAATAGAATTAACCCAATCGCTACATTCCCTGGACAAGGTGCTACGGTATTTGGTCAGAAGACACTTCAAGCTAGACCTTCAGCTCTTGACAGAATTAATGTAAGAAGATTACTAATCGCATTGAAGAAGTTCATCGCATCATCTTCAAGGTATTTATTGTTCGAAAATAATACGGCAGCAACAAGAAACAGATTCCTAAGTATAGTTAACCCTTACTTAGAATCAGTACAACAAAGACAAGGTCTTTACGCATTCCGAGTTATTATGGACGAATCAAACAATACACCCGATATTATAGATAGAAACATCTTAAAAGGAGAAATCTTTATTCAACCAGCGAAAACTGCAGAGTTTATAGTACTTGATTTCAATGTACTTCCAACTGGCGCAGCGTTCCCTGAATAAAAAATAAAATAAAGACTATTTATTAGAAAGAGAAAACGGAGAATTAAATGGCACAATTATTAGACCCAAATGAAATAATGTTCACCAACTTTGAACCTAAAATGTCAAATAGGTTCATCATGTACATCGAAGGAATTCCTGCATACTTGGTGAAAACGGCAGCCAGACCAGAAATAAACAATGGTAAAGTTACCATCGACCATATCAATGTTAGAAGATATGTAAAAGGTCGTTCTGAGTGGCAAGATTTAGCAATCACTTTATACGACCCAGTCGTACCTTCCGCTGCACAAGCAGTAATGGAGTGGGTAAGACTACATCATGAATCTGTAACAGGTAGAGATGGATACTCTGATTTCTATAAGAAAGATATCACATTTAACAGTTTGGGTCCTGTTGGTGATAAAGTAGAAGAGTGGACACTTAAAGGTGCATACATTCAATCAGCTAATTTCTCAGACATGGATTATGCAGGAGAAGATTTAGCAACAGTAGAAATGACACTTACTTACGATTACGCAATACTACAATACTAAATACGGATTGTAATAAAAATTGAAACAAGAAACCCACCCCATAAGGTGGGTTTTTTAATTTAATTTACATATTTATTAAAGGTTAACCAAAAAGGAGAGAAGATATGGCAAAATTAATAGTTAAAAGAATTGAAGACAATATTGTCGAGTGGATTGGTGATGATTCATATTGTACTTGGGAAGACAAGGACAATGGTGAAGAAGCTGCAACACATTTTACAATCAAAGAAGCAAATGAAGATTGGGGACTCCCAATTAATGGCTTCGATTATGGTGGAAGAGAAAAAATTACCTATGATGGTGATTTACCAGATGGATTTGAATGTGGTGTAACTACACTAACAGGAACCGAAGGTAGTTATACTTGGGGATAATCCAAAATCTATTTTAAAATCTTAAAGTCTCATTATTAAAACAATTTTGAGACTTTTTGTATTAATAATAGTCCAGTTACATATATATTATAGTACAGTACAACAAAAAAAGATATAAAACGAGTTTTATTATGGCAAAAGAACGATTAGAAGATGAGTACCCAGTTTCCGACAAGGATATGGTACAAAAAGCTATCAAAGACCACGAACAAAGAGAAGTTCGTGACTATAAGTTCCCTACGGAAGTTATAGATTTACCCTCAAAAGGACTTATATACCCAAAAGACAACCCACTATCAAGTGGAAAGGTTGAAATGAAGTATATGACCGCAAAAGAGGAAGATATCCTAACCACACAATCATATATTAAAGACGGAACTGTTTTAGACAGATTATTTCAGTCATTAATCGTTGGTAATGGTGATGGTGAAACAATTAAATACATAGATTTAGTTACAGGTGATAAAAACGCAATTATGATTGCTGCAAGAGTACTTGGGTATGGTAAAGAGTATAAGGTTGAAATTGACGACCCAACTATGCCAGGTACAAAGCAAAAAGAAAACATCGACCTTACTCAATTCCAAAATAAGGATTATGAGGGTGAAAATCAAGTAGAACCACATAAAAATGAGTTCGAATTCACTTTACCAACCTCAAAGAGAAAGGTTACCTTTATGGCGATGACCGAATCTAAAGAAAGAAAAGTTAAACATCAAGTAGAAGCAATTAAGAAGGCAAATCGTAAATTAAAAGATATGACTTCAAGAGAGTTAACTACAAGAATGAAAAATATGATTCTTTCAGTAGATGGGTCAGATGACCAAAAAGACATCAATCATTTCGTGGACAATGAATTATTCGCAGTAGATTCAAAGGCACTCAGAGCGTATATCAACCAAAGTGTTCCCGATATTGATTTAACATTTGAATTTGTATCTGAGGAGACCGGGGAAGAGAGAGAAATGCAACTGCCTATGGATGTCGGGTTTTTTTGGCCTTCCGAGTGATTATAGAAAGCATTTACATTCTCAAATTTTTGACCTCATATATCATGGAAATGGTGGGTTTAGTCACACCGATGTCTACAATATGCCTGTTTGGGCGAGAAACTTCTATATCGGTAAGATAATAGAATTCAAACAAGAAGAAAAAAAGGCACATGATAAAGAAATGAGAAAAATCAAGTCAAAAACACCAAGAAAATAATAGTAGTATAAGAACCCGACATATTTGTTGGGTTTTTACATATTTATAGAATATAACAAAGGGATATTATATGAAAACCATCAAAGCAACTAAATTAAGAGAGGTCTTATCTTCCAAAGGAGTAGATGAGGGTTTTATTGATAGAATCTTTCACAGAATAGAAAAGGCTAAAACCGATAACAAACTTAAACAGATTGAAAAAGACATTGAAAGGTCTAAACAAAAAGTGAAAGACATGAGTTCAGAACAAGAGAAGATACTTATCCAAACATATGGTTCTTTGGATAAAGTTCCTCCTGGGATGAAACAAACATTCGGAATTAAATAACTTTAGGGTTCTAAATGGCAGATGATTATAAAAAGATTGAAGAGTCATTTCTTGGCGCTAGAAATTACGCCAATGAATTAGCCGACATTCTTGGTAAAGCAGGAAAGAATACCAAGGCTGCAAATGAGTTTGCCTCAAAATTAGCAGACAATCTTAAATCACAAACAAGTGCCGCCGATAAACTAAACGCAGCAGTTGAAGCTAGAAAAGACTATATAGAAGAAACTGTAAAGAGTGGTAAATTCCTAAATAAAGGATTATTAGCACAATTAGACTCTCAAATTAAACTTCTTGATATTGAAAAAAAGAAAGAAGTAGAAGTTCAAAAACAAGTAGACAAAGCAAAAGAATACGAAGATTTACTTAAAGACCAAAACGATAAATTAAAAGAATCATTAGGATACTCATCAGAACTTGCAGACTTGTTTATGGCAGGTGGTGTAATGGCTCTTGGTGCAAAAGCATTTACTGAAGGTA